TCCTCCTCTGCTTCTTCCTCAGATTCTTCCTCCTCCTCTGCTTCTTCCTCGGCTTCTTCTTCTGCTTCTTCTTCTTCTTCTTCCTGAGATTCTTCCTCCTCCTCTGCTTCTTCTTCCTGAGATTCTTCCTCAGATTCTTCCTCTAATTCTGAATCATTTTCAGTTTGTTTTTTATTTATTTTATTTGTTTTTAAGAAATCAGTCAAAGGTGGACTTACTGGAGGATTATTTGATGTCGAAGAAGATTCGTGAATATTTAATGTAATTGTTGGTTCGTGTTCCTCTTCTTCTTCTTTTTTCAACATTTTAACCTGCAATGACAGTTCTGAATTTTTATTATACAAATCTTTGACAAACGGAATTTGAAGTAATGCATCATGAGTAGATTTATACAATTCATAATCTTTAAAGATGTCATCAAATGAATTTTTCAAATTATTTTTGATAGACTTTGTGACATCTTTTAAAACAGATGTAATGTCAAAATTTATTCCACGAATGTCAATAACACCCCTAATATTGTCATCATTTTGTTTTTCTTCTTGATTTTCCATTTTAAATTAGTTTATTTGTTTTTTGTCTGTTGTTGTTCCAATACATGTAATATAAAATTTCGTTTAATATGATTTAGAAAATATTTAATGTTAGTATATATATCGATATTGAACATATACAATAGATGAACAACGAAGCCGAACAAAAACAAGGAGGAGAGGATGTTCTAAAACAAAAAATGGAATACAGACGCAAGCAACAAATTCAATTTATTGTATCTCAAACAAATTATGATGAATGCGAAGCACTTGAAAAACTAGAATCGTGTAGCAACGATGTTGTGAAAGTTGTGAGCGATTACCTAGGTATTACGCCAAAAGAAGACCAGAATTTAAAGAAAACAAAAAATCAAAAAGTGTATTCTGTTATCCGAGACATTATGGACAAGGGTTCAAATAATTATCGCATACAGCAAGAAAAAGCTAAAAAAATGGAACAAATAAATGAATTGTTATTAAAGAGTAAACATGCTGCCGCTTCCGCCGCAGATGCGAATAAAAAAAAACAAGAACAAGAACAAGCATATAAAGACATGGACGTGGAAACATGTAATAATTGTAATAATTGTAATTGTAACGATTATAACAACTGCATGAAAAATAAAAATATGATTTTAAAAGAGAAAATTGATTGATTTGTAGATGTGTGTGTTGTGTGTAACTAACCGATATGATTGACACATCATTTTACACCAAATACTTCGTTCATAATATTCGTTTTATTTGATTTTTTTTTCAATTGATTTTTACGAATATTATTGTTTTGAATAATTTTATTTCCAACCAGAAAATCGTTATTGTCTTCATAAAGTTCAGGCAAAATGTGAGTAAGTGGTTTATTTACCATGTATATGAGTTGTTCGCTTTTAAATAATTTGCGATATTCTATAATGCTAAGGTTACCGTAAAACTTATTCAATAAATAGTAAGGATTCGGAGCCGGTTTAATGCTCTTATCATAATTGTATATGGGACCATACATGGAATTTAATAAATGGTAGCGTTCAAACTTGGTCGATGTGTCAACATTTTCATTCATAAGAAAGGCGACAGCACACTCCGGGTGACAAAAACATCCGTAAACATTGCAAGTCTCTTTAACAATTGATTTGGGAATATAAATTGCAGGTGTGTCAAAATCACACGTGCACCAAAAACATGCAGAACGATGTGAACTAATTATTTGAAATGTGTCATTTTTGTTATAACTTATTTTTAGTTGTGATATTTTTTTCCAAATGTCTTTCATAGTCGCATTATTGTCAGAATCCGCTGAATCGTCTTGTTGATAATTGTGTTTATGTTTATCTTTCCATTCAGAAAATAATTGTGATGATGAATCACACGTTGAAGCAATTTTGGAAAATGTAGAAGGGTCATAAAGCGTAACCCTGTTAATGTTAACGTTGACATTATTATCATTATTATCATTATCATTTTCATAAGCGCCCGCCGCCGACCTTTTCGGCGATTCGGAATCATCAACCGAATCTGTTGAGTCGGTATAATTACAAACCTCTGACCCACACACATTTTGGTGATTGTAACACATGATTTCATTCTCATTTTTAACTGCCGCTGAATCTGAGCCCGTTATAATGCTTGAATTATTTGTATTTAAATCTGATGTTACACATTTCAAATGTAAAATGATGTTTGGAAGCTCAGGGATGTTATTATTATGCACGAGATTTTCTTGTATTATTTTACCACCCCTCGGCTTTCTTCCTCTTTTTTTATGGACAACGACGGCGGGAACACTAGGGTCTGTATTTACACCATTTTCTTCACCATTTACGTAACTATCACTGGTAGAAGAAAAAACCGTACTTACAACAATATTTGAATTATTTAAAATTTCAGGTTTAATAAGTTTTTTTCTTCCCCTCTTTTTTTTTTCAATGACTGGCGGCGCCGCGTCAACAATTACAACAACATTTTCATAAACTGTTTCGGAAACGGAACTGGAGTCTAGAGGAGGAATAAGGGAAATAAGGGGAAGAATAGCATCATTATTATTATTATCAGTAATTTTTTTATTTTTCATTATATTTATTTATTTACAATTCTTTATAGTATATCAATTTATGTTTTATATTGTTTTGATATATTTTATAACAACAATGCATTTATTTGTATTTAGAATTACACTGCAACTTATCCAAAGTAGAATCGGGATTTACAATCCCATATGGGTCTTGAATGCTTAAACACCACGTTTGCGGGTATCCATTTTTTATGCAACTTTCATAATTTACATCTGAGCCTTGATATGATTCCACAAATGACTCTTTAATTATTTGTTTATTTTTATATATATAATAAACAAGTGCTTCTAAAATAACAAACACGATGAAAAATACAATTACCAGTTTATTCATTGTAAATTTGTAAAAGTAAAAGTATAAATAATATATAAATAATATAATAATATATTTTATTTTATTTCACACGATTGATTTGCATTAAAATTGATTTTAAAATTGCAATATTTTATATTTCTAACTACGGCTATTTATAATCAAACAAATTAGATGATATGAAAAAAATTAAAATAAAACCAAAACCAAAGAGCATTCCACCGAACGATTCTGTATTAATAACAACAAGTGAAACAAATGGCCACGATGATAATGCGTCGGAAATAAAAGAATTGAAAGATGATATTTTTAATTTAAAAAAAGAGTTGATTGAATTAAAAACACAATTTGACATTTTCAAGCAGCAGCAACAGTCGCAGCAACAGTCGCAGCAATCGCAACATTTTTGCAGTTGCGATTTTGTAGAATGGGTAAATACGCTCGAGATAACTCCCGCAGATTTAGAAAGGTTATTCAATTCAAAAGATATTTGTGACTGGGCGTGCAATCTAATTATAGACGACTTGAATAAAAAATCATTTGAGCATGTTCCAATTTGTTCAATAAAAGGGTCAAAAAATGACATTTTGATTTATACTTCTAACAGTTGGACGAAACCGACAGATGAAGAATTATCACTTCAATTTATTAACAAACTGTTCAAGAAATTACTAAGGAGTTTCACAGATTGGAAAAATGATAACTATAAGCTAATAATGATGAATGATAAAATTGGCTCGATATACCACACAAACAATACTCGAATTCTAAGTTTTAATGAAAATTCCACAAAATTAAAACTTAAACTATTTCACGCTCTGAATAAATAATAACCCACCCCATCCTTTTACTAGAACCCAGGATTGTCAGTAAAAACTTCTATCGGAGAACTGCTTGAAACTTCTGACTGAAATTGCAGAAGCAAATAGTAACCGATAATACAGCTCGCATAAACTACCACGGTGTCGCGCATCAAATATTTAAGAGGTCTAGGCTCTTCCACAGAAAATCGCATTTCTAAAAACTTTGCTAAAAAAAACACGGTAGATATAACACACCCGACTACAAAAATATTATCCATTTTTGCTTTTATACTCTATAAATTCATATATTAATTACTTTTTTTACGAATCAAATGAAAATACATCAACATCTAAATCTCCAAGACTTACGGGGTCGCCAATAAGCAGGGTATCATCAGTTTCGCCTTCATCATCATCATAGCCACTTTCCTCTTCTTCTTTACGTTTTGCAAAATTTCGAATACTTATTTCCTCCAATCTTTCTAAAGTTTTGGGCGCATTCACAAATTCTTCTGCTTGTTCCGATTCAGAACCCAAAACTCTCACTCTGTCAATGTCATCGAATGTGATTGTTTGACGTTTTGTCACATTATCATTATTATTTTCGGCGACAGCGGCAGCCTCTTCTTGTTGCAGCACTTCTTCTTCTTCTTGTTCTTCGACTACAGGGTCCTGTGATATAATTTCTTCCGTGTCAATTACTTCGGTATCTTCTTCGATGAATTCGTCTTCCATGTAGACCTTTAATAGATGCTCAATTGGAATGCTTTCGCGCACCGTGTTAAGAATGCATTCTTTTATTATTAGCTCGAGCTGACGGTTATGTTTTTGAATTTGCAAATGCTGTTTACTCTTTTCAAATAGAAATACATTTGAATACATTTTTCTAGCGACATTTACATAAACCTTGTGAATAAAATCGGCCAATTTGGGTATTGCAATGTCAATTTTTTTTTGTTTACTTCCGGCTCGCATGCATGTCAACATTTTAAGTTGAATAATGTGAACACACGTAATCAACTCTTCTATATGACCACAACCACTTCGTTCCACAATGCGCGTTGCCTCTTGTTCTATGATTGCAACATTCCATTTCGGCACGCGCATTAAAAAGTTTTGAAATGTCATCAGATATTTTGGCGCCTCATCATTTTCAATGCACAGTTTCCAAGCTTCATCAAAAATAGATTTTAAACCATACGCAATATGCGGTGTCAAAATGTTTATAAGACGAGCGCAAAATTCATTTCGCGACTCTTGCAAGTTTCCAAGAACAAAGTCATCCATTTTCAGAAAATTAAAATTACTTACTTTACATGAACGATATATTTTCTAAAGTCAAATCGCTACGAAATATCAAAAAATATAAAATAAATAACATTAATAATTTTTCATTTCTAAATTCTCTTTTTATTTTTTGAAATGTAATTAAATATTCATATTTTTTAAGGTCGTCGATTTTAGAATTATGCTCAATGTAGTAAAGCAAGTCAAGGCTGCAAAATGCCTTGTTATATAATTTCGTAATCAATAACATGCATTCTGAAATTATCTGTTTTTTATTGTGAATTTGATTACTTATTTTTTTTATCTTTTCACCGTCTGAGCAAGCGTCATCATACTTTTTTAATAATCCTGATAAAGCGGTTTTCAAATACAACCTGCGCGTTGCATCAGAATCTTTGAAAGTGTAGATGTTGTTCAGATTATACGTGTGCAAATTTGTTACACAATTATTAATGATTGGTTCGGGAACATATATTTCGCAAAACCTTGACAAGATTGGTTTAAGCAGTTTGTACTTATCTTCAACAATGATGAAAAATCGGGTAGAACGACTAAATAACTCAATGCATCGTCTTAAAGCGGATTGTGCATCAATTGTGAGTTTGTCTGCATTTAACAGCACGACCGTTTTAAATATCTCTCCGTCTTTCAAATCCACATTTGTTTTTGAAAAGAATTTCAACTCTTCTCGAATAAACCGAATGCCTTTTCCATGAGCGCAATTCACATTCATTACATAATTCTGCATTGCCGATTTATTTCCACTATATATATTATTAATAAAATCGGTTACAAGAACATTTTTTCCGCACCCTGATGACCCATGGAATATAATATTGGGAATTTTTTTTTGTTTTATAAAGTAATCTAATTTATCTTTGATATCGCAATGAATTTTCAATTTTTTTTGTTCAGAATTTGCATTCGGATTTATCGCATTTGTCGCATTCATAGTGTATATAATAATAAATATTTGGAAAGTAATATTTAATATTATTAAGTAATTAATTATTATATTGTTATACGAATAAATACTTTTAACTAACAAATGATTTCAACAGATGATTTTAACAGATGCTTTTAATGTTTTTTCAACACATATGACAAGTTGCGCGCATATTTCGTCGGAATTATATGTTCTCTGCACACCGGTTTTCCTAACAAAAATGTGAGATAGTTGAAGCGTTTTCCATATTCAAATTTTTTCTCTCCATAGTACAATACGAAACCAATTATTCCAATACATATTAACAGGTAACCTAAAATATTATCAATCTGAGTATACTTGTCTTTTAATTTCTTGTCGGTAATATTTGTCATTTCATTAATAACAACAAATTTTATGCATAAAACAATGAAAAATAGCAAGAAGAAATTTTTATCCATTCGCGTTAAAATGATAAAGAGACAATACAAGGCAATCGCTTTAGAAAATACAACACTGGTTATTTTCGAAGATTTTTCTGAAGTTAGCACAATTGCAAAAAATAAAATAAAAAATGCGAGAAAATGCTTATAGTAAATATTTTCTGTGAAAAGTCTTTGAACTTGACACGGAAACAGCGGCGCAACAAAATTTCCACCTAAAGTCACAAAGAAAATAAAAAGAGGATTTATTATATTTGAATCCAAGTTGAACGCATTCATTTTTAAATATAATATTACTATATATTAATAATATTAGAATTTAAAATATCATGAATTTTAATCAACAAACTTTTGATAATGTTTTCCATGCTGAATGCATAGAAAATGGAATCGGACCAGGACTTCAACCAGTATCAACTGCAGTACAAGATATAATAAATGATCTGGATGCCGCCAATCAAACTGAAACACAAACCAAATCACAAATGCAAGTAATTATGAATAAAATAAATGCGTTAACTACACGTGACTTATATGTTTATTGTTTAAATGAATATTATTTACAAAACATGATATATCAAACTCCGGTCAGCGATAGTTTTTTTACATCAGGTTTTGAGAGAACACCAGCAGTGTTCGATGGAAAAGGGTGTCGTGCACCTTACGAATCGCAGGGAGCTCTTGAATACATTCAAAGTGATTTTTTTCAATGTATTTTTAAATTTTTACATATAAAAGGGTATAGGATAAATGATATATATAGTTTGATGATAAGATTTGGTTGCATTGTTAATCCTTCTGCGAATATTTTAGTTAAATTATTCAACAATTTTAAGTCACCATTAAATCCAGGAGAAGAATACTATTTACAAGAAGGAAACGTTGATAGTATGGCTAAACTCGTGAATATAGACAGAAATATTTTTACAACAAATCAACAAGCTAAAAAAAAATTTACTTTATCAACGGAGATTTTTTATAAATTTTCATATAAAAAAAATCGTGTAATGGTTTCTGATGAACCATTTTCATTGGTAATAAACTATGGTGACCTTTCCTCATTAACTAATAATCCATATAGAAATATATTTTCAATGTTACTTTATAAAAGAGACATGATGATATATAAACAACAAAAACAAGCAGACACGGATAAATGGTTGACAGCAAGAAATGAAACACCAGACTTTTTTAGACCAGGAGGAGGAAATAAACGTAAAAAAAATTATAGGAGTAGGAAGAATGGGAATGGTCACCGTCGTCGAATGAATCGTAAAAATAAATCACGTAAAAATAAAAAGAAATTGCGAAGAAATTAGTCTAGTCAGGCAAGTATTTTATTGCGTCGGTATAAACTCCCAATTGAGTTCAAAGCATATTTTTTTCCATATTTCATCTTGCTCGATTTGTTTCTCACGGTCTTTAAGCAGGGGAAAATAAGGAAGGAATTGCGTTTGTCCGATTAATTCGCAAAGTTTATAAATGGTATAATAATAATTCAAAAAATTGACGCGGTCGTCCGGGCAAAACTTGGCATAAGGTCCCTGGATTTCCATGAAGAGATTGCACAATAGTTCTTCCAAATTGGGTGTCATTGTGGGCGGTTTAATGCCGAGTTTATCTTTTATGAAAGGAATGTGTTCATAAAATTTATTATAACCGAGTTTTTTTAGAATATCTTTTGCTTTTGAATTTGTAAACTTGGAGAGACTTATTCTCTCCTTTTTAATTTGTAATTTAATATTCTCAATAACATTCGGCGGAATTTGTGTGGTTTCTTTCGCTTGAAACTGTGCCATAATTTCTTTGAAATGATTGATGCGCTTATACGCATAAAAACATGCCTCTTTGGGTGGTTCCTTATATGAAGGTTTTTCATTTTCAATCAAGTAGACAACGTACTTGGAACAATTATTACATACGAGAATGCCTTCATGCTCTACCGGAATAAGTTCCCCGCTTTTGCAATGCTGGCAAGTGCCAGTTTGAAATGCGAAATCATTTACATTAATAAATGACTGGTCAATATTTGATAAGAATTTTTTCACATTATTATCATTCATTGATGTCAATTCATTAAC